ATGCGCTCAATCAATTGATAATGATGATAAAGAAGCATTTACTAAGTATGCTGCTCCATTAATTTGGGAATATGATTATATATTCTATGTATCACCAGTTGGAGTTGATATTGAGGATAATGGAGTTAGAGAAACAGATGCTAGTTATCGTAAGTTAATTGATATAACTATTAAGGGTACTATAAGTGAGAATTTAAATCAAATTAAAAACTTAGCATTCATATCGGGTACTACTGAGGAAAGAATTAAACAAGTTAAATCTTGTCTAGGTTTTTGATATTTATACACAAAAACTAAACACAATGAAATTATCTGAATTAAAAAAGTATATTGAAGAAAACATTGTTGAAATCTTAGGTGAAGCAGATATAGATGTCCCTAACCCAGCAGCGTTAAATACACAAGCTAAACAAGCACTAGTTAATAAAGCTAGAGCTACAACTAAAAATCCAAAATTAGGAACAGCTGATGACCCAGTAAATTTCTTTGAAGCAAAAGGTAAAGATGAAGATGAAGAAGTAGAAGACACTTATGGTAAAGAAGATGAAGATGATAAGAAAGATGCTAAAATAGCTAATGCTGAACCTTCAAAAGCTGAATTAAAGAAATTAGATAAAGAGTTTAGTTCAACTAAATTAGCTAAATCATTATCACCTGCTGATAAAGAGAGACTAGACAAACTAGAGTCAGGTATCAAGAAAAAATTAGCAAACCCAACAAAAGAAAATATTGAAATTGTTAGACAACTTATCAAGAAATCAGAAATTAAAAAGTTGTTTAAAGATGGAGGTAAAGATCTTAAAGCATTAATATCTGATGTTATCAGATAATACCTCCCTTAATAAGGGTTACTTATGAGTCAAGACATAAAACAAATAATTCGTGAAGAATACCTGAAGTGCGCCTCTAACCCGGCGCACTTTATGCGTAAATACTGCTATATCCAACATCCACAACGTGGTAGAGTATTATTTAACTTATATCCATTCCAAGATAAAGTACTTAATTTATGGAAAGATAATCCATATGATATAATACTTAAATCAAGACAATTAGGTATATCTACCCTAGTAGCCGGTTATTCTTTATGGTTAATGTTATTTCATAAAGATAAAAACATCTTATGTATAGCAACTAAGCAAGAGACAGCTAAAAACATGGTAACAAAAGTTAAATTTATGTTTGAAAACTTACCTTCTTGGTTAAAAATAACAGCGGAAGAAAATAATAAACTAACATTACGACTAAGTAATGGTTCTCAGGTTAAAGCAGTATCAGCAGCTGGTGATGCAGGTCGATCCGAAGCCGTTTCTTTGCTGATAATAGATGAGGCCGCATTTATTGATGGTATTGGTGAGATTTGGGCATCCGCTCAACAAACATTAGCCACTGGAGGAGGAGCAATTGTATTATCTACTCCATATGGTACTGGTAATTGGTTCCATCAAACATGGGTTAAAGCAGAAGCAGGTGAAAACCAATTTTTACCTATTAAATTACCATGGTATGTTCATCCTGAACGAGATGAGGAATGGAGAAAACGACAAGATGAATTGTTAGGTGACCCTAGAATGGCAGCACAAGAATGTGACTGTGATTTTAGCACATCAGGTGATGTAGTATTCTATCCTGAGTATATAGACTTTATTTCTCAAACATATATTAAGGATCCCTTGGAGAGACGCGGAGTCGATCATAACTTATGGATATGGGAACCAGCAGATTATAGCCGTAGTTATATGGTTGTAGCCGATGTTGCTCGAGGAGATGGTAAAGACTTTTCAGCGTTTCATATTATAGATATTGAAACAAATACTCAAGTAGGTGAATATAAAGGACAATTATCACCTAAAGAATTTGGTTATTTGTTAGTAGCAATAGCAACAGAATATAATGAAGCGTTGTTAGTTGTTGAAAATGCTAACATAGGATGGTCAACAATTGAGTCAATACAGGAAAGAGGATATAGAAATTTATATCACTCTCCAAAAACTGAAGCAATAAATGCTGATTCTTATTTAGATAAGTATGATGATCCGTCAAGAATGACACCTGGATTTACAATGTCTTTAAAAACAAGACCACTTGTAATTAATAAATTTAGAGAGTACATTGGAGATAAAAGTGTTGTTATACAATCTAAACGATTATTAGAAGAAATGAAAGTGTTTATCTGGAGAAATGGCAGACCAGAAGCACAATCAGGATATAATGATGATTTAGTTATGAGTTTTGGAACAGCAATGTATGTAAGGGACACAGCTCTTAAATTTAGAACACAAGGAATGGATTTAACTCGTGCTATGCTTAGTAACATTACTGTAGTTAAAACAAACCAACAAGGTGTTTATGGAGCATCATTTAACAATAGTAATCCATATAAAATGGATTTTGGACAAGGAGCTGAGGACATTAGCTGGTTACTATAATATTTATACGTATAATTTAATATAAAATGGCAGATACAAGTGTATTTACACGACTAAGACGATTATTCTCCACTGATGTTATCATCAGAAATGCTGGAGGTAATGAACTTAAAGTAATGGATGTTAACAGTATTCAAACTACTGGAGAATATCAAACTAACTCTTTAGTTGACAGGTATAATCGTATTTACGCAAGTAATAGTACATCACTTTATGGTGCTCAATTAAATCTTAACTGGAAGTATTTACGTACTCAAATCTACTCTGATTATGATGCGATGGATACTGACGCTATTATTGCGTCTGCTTTGGATATAATCGCAGACGAATGTACTCTCAAGAATGATATGGGTGAAGTACTTCAAATTAAGAGTAGCGATGAAGATATACAAAAAATATTATACAACTTATTCTATGATGTATTAAATATTGAGTTTAATTTATGGTCTTGGATCCGCCAAATGTGTAAGTATGGTGATTTTTTCTTAAAGTTAGAAATAGCTGAAAAATTTGGTGTATATAATGTTATACCTTATACTGCTTATCATATTGCTCGTGAAGAAAATTATGATCCTAAAAACCCAGCTGAAGTAAGATTTGCTTTTAGTGCTGATGGATACGCAGGTGGAACAGGATATTATGGGGTAACAGGACAAGGTAACTATTCTTCTAACAAACAAGATAATAAAATATATTTTGACAACTATGAAATGGCTCACTTCAGATTAATTACTGATGTAAACTATTTACCTTATGGTCGTTCTTATTTAGAACCAGCTCGTAAGTTATTTAAACAATATATCTTGATGGAAGATGCAATGTTGATTCATCGTATTTGTCGTGCCCCAGAAAAGCGTATTTTTTATATCAATGTTGGTTCTATTCCTCCAAATGAAGTAGAAAACTTCATGCAGAAGACTATTAACACAATGAAGAAAACTCCATTAGTTGATCCTCAAACTGGTGAATATAACTTAAAATATAACCAACAAAATATGTTGGAAGATTTTTATATACCAGTTAGAGGTAATGATTCATCTACTAAGATTGAACCTACTAAAGGTATGGATTATAATGGTATTGAAGACGTAGCTTATTTAAGAGATAAATTATTTGCTGCTTTAAAAGTACCTAAAGCATTTATGGGTTATGAAAAAGACTTAACTGGTAAAGCAACATTAGCAGCTGAAGATATTCGTTTTGCTCGTACTATTGATCGCATTCAACGTATCATATTATCAGAATTAAATAAAATAGCATTAGTACACTTATATACTCAAGGATATAGAAACGAAGGCTTAACAAACTTTGAATTAGATTTAACTACTCCTTCTATCATTTATGATCAAGAAAGAATAGCGCTAATGAAAGAAAAAGTAGATTTAGCTCGTAGTATTATGGAAACAAAAATATTACCTACTGATTGGGTTTATGATAATGTATTCCACTTAAGTCAAGATCAATTTGATGAATACCGTGATTTAATTGCTGAGGACCAAAAACGTACCTTTAGATTAAAACAAATAGAAAATGAAGGTAATGACCCATTAGAATCAGGTAAGTCATATGGTACACCTCATGATTTAGCAGCACTATATGGCTCAGGTCGTTATGGAGGTGGAGTACCTGATGGATATGGTGATGATTTAGACTTAGGTCGCCCTAAAGAAAAAGCATCTACTATTGGTACTCAAGATAATTACTTAGGTGTTGATAGATTAGGTAGTAAAGGTATGAAGAAAGGTGATGATACTGGTGAAGATAAGTCACTTAGAAATAATTTTAAAGGTGGATCACCATTAGCATTAGAAAGTCTCCAAAACAAAACATTACTTGAATCAATGGATAAAAAACTCGTGTTTAAAAAAGACGATTCTTCGTTATTAGATGAATCTCAAATACGAGAATAACAATTTCATATATATTTATAGATAAAATATTGCTAAAGTGAATATAAAACACTCGAAGTACAAAAACACTGGAATCCTTTTTGAATTGTTAGTAAGACAAATCACAGCTGACACATTATCAGGTAAGGAATCGCCAGCAACAACAATTCTTAAGAAATACTTTACTAAAACTGAATTAGGTAAAGAATACAAGTTATATGAAAACTTCTTTAAGTACACTAACATTAGTGAAGCTAAAGCAAACATGGTTTTAAATACACTTGTTGAAAGTTCAAAACACTTAAATCGTTCAACTCTTAAGAGACAAAAGTATAATCTTATTAAAGAGATTAAAAATCACTATAATTTAGAGGATTTCTTTAAAATGAAATTACCTAATTATAAAGCTCAAGCTTCATTATTTACTTTATTAGAAGTATATAATAGTGAAAATTTATCTAACCCAACTCAAATTATTGAGAACAAGACAGCACTTTTAGAATACTTAACTCAATCTACTATTGATAAAAAAGAAGTTAAAAATAATATTTTAGAAGAATTTAAACATCAAGATAAAGATATTCGTGTGTTAACATACCGAGTATTGCTTGAAAAGTTTAATGATAAGTATGCTGACTTAAATGAAAATCAAAAGAATACTTTAAAAGAATTTATTAATAGTATTGATAGTACTTCAAAATTAAAAGATTTTTATAATGCTAAAATAAATGAAATTAAAAGTACATTAGGTGCTTTAAATAAAAAAGTTACTGATAAAGCTATTCAAATTAAAATAAATGAAGTTATAAACATTCTACCTAGTTTAACTAAGAATGAAAAAGTTAATGATGATCATTTAATTAATCTTTTACAATACTACTCATTAGTAGAAGAGTTAGAATCAGCAAAATGAGCGAACGAAATAAAATAAAAGATTTAATTGTTAAACGCTTAAAAGAAGAAAGCGCTACAGGTACTGGAGCGTCTTTTTCCGCTGGTGAAGGAATGAATTACGCTACGCCAGTAGCAGGTAAAGCTAAAAATTATTATTATAAGTTAGGATTTAAACCTGTTAAAACTACAAAACCTAAAAGTTTTGATGTTAAGCAATTATGGGAAGAAGAAACAACTCCTGAATTTGATGTTGAATCATTTATAGCTTCATTACCAACTGATGACGAAAAACTAAAAGAATATATAGCAGGACGTTTAGGTGACTTTAATATACTATCAGGTAAACTAAAAGAACTTATAACATTAATTAGAGACGCTAAAAAAGAAACAATAGCATCATATAAACAAAATCCTCAATATAGAGCAGTATATGGTACTGACTTAGCAGTTTCGTTAGTAGACAATTTGATAAAATTATTTAAAAAATAAACATGGAACAAACACTTCAATCACAATACAACCTTATTAAAGAAGGTAAAGGAAATAAAGCATATTTCTTAAAATCAGCATATCGCTTATTCCCTGATATGTTGTCACCTGTTAACACATTTGAGGATACAGTTAAAATCCTTAAAAATAGAAGTATTATCAGTGAAGGTGTAGGTGGATTAGTAACCACAGGTAAAAAACAAGATTGGCATGCTATTTTTAATGAAAACATGACTACTCTTAAAGAAGAAAAAGAAAAAGAAGAGCCATCTAAAGAAGTATTAGATAGACAAAAACATGCTTATGATAATAAGGATGAAAAGAATTATGATAACCTATTTGGTCAAGAATTCTTAAAAGGATATTACACTGAATTAAAAGATCCTAAAAATGCTGATAAAGATGTTGAAGAATTAAAAGCTATTGTTGCTAAAAACTTAGCTAAAGATAACCAACATTATGTTAAAGATGGACAATTTGGAATTAAAGGAGTAGGTTACCAAACTGAAGCGCCTGGATTAGGTACACCTAAAGAACCTAAAGGTAAATTTAAATCATCAGGATACGGTGACTTAAAAGAATCAGTATTACGTTCACAAATTCAACTTTTAATTAAAGAATTATTATCTGAGACTGAATCTGAAGATAAAGATGAAGATAAAAAGGATGCTAAAAAGAAAAAAGAAGATCTTAAAAAGTTAGATAAAGAGTGGAAGAAAAAATTAAAAACTGGTGATATAGACTAATATGAAACAAGTATTAATAGAAACCCAATTCTTTACTGCTAAACCTTTAAAATTAGTTGAAGGTACTGTGCCAACAAGTAACCCACTTGTTGAAGGTATCTTAGCTACTTGTGAAGTTAAAAACGGTAATGGTCGTTACTACTCAAGAGATTTGTGGGAACGTGAAATAGATAAGTATATGGAAAATGTTCGCGCAAACAGAGCGTTAGGCGAACTAGACCACCCAGACTCATCTATTATTAACCTAAAAAACGTCTCTCATAATATTAAAAAGATTTGGTGGGATGGAGACCATGTAATGGGAGCTATTGAATTATTACCTACACCATCAGGTAATATATTAACAGCATTATTCCAAAATAAAATACCAGTAGGTGTATCATCACGTGGTATGGGTTCATTAAAACAAATGGGTGATTTAATGGAAGTACAAGACGATTTTGAACTACTATGTTGGGATTTCGTCTCTACACCTTCAAATCCTGGATCATACATGAAAGAAAAAGGTATGATGAATGAATCTAAAAATATTCAACATAACAAATATATTAAAGCAAATTCTATTATCACTGAGATACTTTGTGCTAATGGATCATGCCCAATATTTTAACCTCTCCTAAAATAGTATTTTAGGACTGATGCCTCTCGAAAGAGAGGCATTTCTTTTTTATAAAAGGCGACTTTACATAAATCCATATATATGTATGCTCAAATATGCTACCACAATCTACTATGTAGCATCTATTAATAAATAATCTATTACGTTTCTTAATAAACGTATTTCCAAAACAATTTAATTGAGGACAAAAAATGAACAGAGAAATGCTCAAAGAAGCAATCGCTGAGGCTAAGACCATTAAGGAAACTGCTATCGCGAATGCAAAAGCTGCTCTTGAAGAAGCCTTTACTCCACAACTTACAGCTATGTTTGCTGAAAGATTAAACGAGGAAGAGGAAGAAGAAGAAAAGCTAGACGAAACCTACAGTATGGAAGAAGAAGGATTAGAGGAAACTTTTAATCTAGATGAAATCCTTGCTGAGTTAGAAATGACTGACGAAGCTGATGATATGGTTTCTGAAGAAGACATGGACAAGATGGATGAAGACCTAATGCTTGAAGAAATGTCAGATGAAGAAATTGAAGAATTAGTGATGAAAGTTATTGATGACATGATCGAAACTGGTAAGCTTATGCCTGGAGAAGGTGAAGAAGAAGAAGACATGGAAGACATGGAAGACATGGAAGATATGGGTGGTGAAGAAGTAGAGGTTGAAGATGAAGAAGAAGTAGAATTAGACGAACTTTTAAACGAACTTCTTGATGAAGAAAAAGAAGAAGTAACAGAAGTATCTAATTATGTTGACGATTATCTAAACAACCAAGAAATAATAGCAGCTGTAGCCGCTACCTTAGGAATAACAGCTATAGCCGCTAAAGACTATGTTAAAGCTGCTTTCCAATCACTAGGTGACAAAGCTAAAAAAGCTATTGACAAGTTAACTGAAGTTGCTGATGCTAAAGAAATGGAAGAAACTATTAGTGAGTTAAGAAACGAACTTAATGAAGTTAATCTATTAAACGCTAAGTTACTTTACACTAACAAAATCTTCAAAGCAAAGAATCTTACCGAATCAGAAAAAGTAAAGGTTTTAAACACGTTTGACAAAGCAGAAACTGTAAAAGAAGTTAAACTAGTATTTGAAACGTTGACTGAATCTTTCATAGCATCAGCTAAGAAAGCACCAATTAAAGAATCACTAGGATCAGCTTCAAGAAGTATAGCTCCTGCCCAAACAAAACAACCAATTATTGAAGTAAACGATGCGTTCGCTCGTATGCAACGATTAGCTGGTATTAAAAAATAAAATTATAAACAAAAACCCGATTTAAAAAATGGAAACAATTCAATCATTAGTCGAGTCTGCTAACCCATGGAAGTCACTTCAAGGTGACGCTGCTAGATTAGCAAACAAATGGTCTAAAACCGGTCTTTTAGAAGGTTTAGGCGAAGACGTAAACAAAAACAACATGGCTTTGATGTTGGAAAACCAAGCAAAGCAATTAGTAGTTGAAGCTTCTTCAACTGGAACTGGAGCTACTTTCACAGTAGGTCAAGGTGAGCAATGGGCTGGAATCGCATTACCATTAGTTCGTAAGGTATTTGGTCAAATCGCAGCAAAAGAATTCGTTAGCGTTCAACCAATGAACTTACCTTCTGGTCTTGTATTCTTCTTAGATTTCCAATATGGTACTGCTAAGAATCCATTTTCAAATGGTGGATCTTTATATGGTAACCGTAATGCTTCTAGCACAACTCCATTCTCAACTCCTAACCCAGTTGGTGGTTTATATGGTGCTGGTCGTTTTACTTACTCTACTAACCAATTCTCAGCTTCAGCACTTATTACTGGATCAGCTAACGGTGGTACTCTACCAGTTGTTGCTTCTGGTACTGGTACTGTAGTTACAGCTTCTTGGGGTGAATTAAATTATGATTCTGATTACTCAGCTTCTGCTGTTTCTAATCGTATTTATAAATTAACTTTAACTACTTCTTCTATATTATCTGATTTTGATTTTGATGCAGTTCGTGGATTTATTCCATCTGCAAGTGGAGATGCTGGTACTTTTGCAGTAGCTAATCTATTACCACAGTTTACTACTTATAATGAAACAACAGGAACAATTTCTTTCTTCTACACTGGATCTGCTACAGTAGTTGCTGGTTTACTTTCAGGATCAGTGACTTATTTCTATAATAAGAGAACTGCTGATAATGAGCGTGGTGATTTTGAAGATACAACTGCTCCTTCATTCTCAGTACCTAATGCTCAGAATGCTTCTCAAATCTCAATCCCAGAGATTAACATCTCTATGCAATCTCAAGCTATTACTGCTAAAACTAAAAAGTTAAAGGCAGCATGGACTCCAGAATTTGCACAAGATTTGAATGCTTACCAAAACTTAGATGCTGAAGCTGAATTAACTAACATCATGAGTGAGTATATCTCTTTAGAGATTGATCTTGAAATTCTTGATATGTTAATTGAAGACGCTCCAGCTGCTAATACTGAGTACTGGTCAGCTGTTAATAATGTAACTTTAGGTGCTAACCAGTTACCAACTGCAAGTTTAGGTTTCTTCAACACTCAAGGTGCTTGGTTCCAAACTCTTGGTACTAAGATCAACAAGATCAGTAACCGTATTCACCAATTAACTCTTCGTGGTGGTGCAAACTTCATGGTAGTATCTCCTACAGTATCAACTATCTTGGAATCAATCCCAGGATTTGCTGCAAATGCTAACGGAGCTGAAGACATGGAATATGCATTCGGTGTACAAAAAGCTGGTCAATTCAATAGCCGTTACACTGTTTATAAGAACCCTTACATGACTGAAAATACTATCTTAGTAGGTTTCCGTGGTAAGCAATTCTTAGAGGCAGGTGCTGTATTCGCTCCATACATTCCGTTGATCATGACTCCTCTTATCTACGATCCAAACACCTTCACACCACGTAAAGGATTGTTGACTCGTTTCGCTAAGAAGATGTTACGTCCTGAATTCTATGGTAAGGTTTACATCAACGGTTTGAACACCCTGTAAGCAATCCCTAGATAATATCTAACAATTAAGCCCAGAGTAATCTGGGCTTTTTTGTTGATATTTATACACAAATAATAAGTCATGACAGATTTCAACCGAAGTGAGGAGGCAAAAAATATCTTCAAAGAAAAGAGGAAGCCTAAAAATCCGATTAGTTTTAAAATACAACTAAACGAGGAGCAGAAAGAAGCAAAACAAGTCATTTTAGATAATCCTGTCACACTGCTAAAAGGCATGGCTGGGTCAGGTAAAACATTAGTTGCTTGTCAAGTTGCTTTAGATTTAATGTTTAGAAAAGATATTGAACGAATCATCATCACTAGACCTACAGTAGCAAAAGAAGAAATAGGTTTCTTACCTGGTGACTTAAAAGAAAAAATGGATCCATGGTTAGCTCCTATCTATGCTAACTTACATATGTTATATGATAAGACTAAAATAGAAAAAATGGTAGCAGATGGACAAATTGAAATTGTACCATTCGCATTTATGAGAGGTAGAACATTCCCAGACGCAGTAGTAATAGTAGACGAATGTCAAAACATTACTCATGGTCAAACCGAAATGATATTAGGTCGTTTAGGTAAAGGCGGAAAAATGATATTCTGTGGAGACATCACTCAAACAGACTTAAAACAAAAGAAAGATAGTGGTATTGGTTTCTTTACTCGTTTGGAAGCAGAAATTAAAGGAGTAAAAGTAATAACATTAAAAACAAATCATCGCCACGAAATTGTAGAGCCTATACTTGGCTTATATGCTGAATATAGAGACTAAATATTTATAGCTAAACACTAACATGGCAGCAGGAAAATACTCATTTGTAATAGAACAAGGTTCAACAGTAGATTTTGAAATTCAATATAAAGACTCATCTAACAACCCAGTAGACCTAACTGGATATAGTGGTAAAATGATGATTAGATCTAATTATGCTGATCAAAATCCTACCACATATGCTATATTATCTAGTTCTTTAGCTGTTGATGGTACTGGTCTAAATTTTAGCGGAAGTAATGGGACTACTCCACCTACCTCTGGCTCTATAGGCATCTATATATCTGCTGCATCATCTTCAAATTTTACATTTAATACCGCGCGTTATGACCTAGAAATAACATCAGGTAGTGTAGTAACTCGAATTTTAGAAGGACAAGTTAGTTTAAGCCAAGAAGTAACACGATAATGTCAGTAAACGTTAATACAACTACTAACACAATAGTAGTACAAAATGCTAATCAAACTATAACTGTAGTTGATAATGAAAATGCTAACATTGTTAATGTAACCCAACCATTAGTAAATGTCATAGAAGTAGCATCACCTGGACCCCAAGGACCAGTAGGACCTACAGGACCACAAGGCCCATCAGTCCCATTCTCTAACATAGGTGGAGATATTTTTACTACTACATCTAGCTTACAGGTATCAGGCTCATTTTTAGTATCAGGATCATCTACATTCACAAACATAGGTCCTGCTATATTTTCAGGAAGTGTAGATATAGTTGGAGCAACAACAATGTCTTCAGCTTTAGTATCAGGTAATGTAACAGTGTTAGGAACTGCTTCTATTAACACATTAGTAGTTAACCAAACAGTATTATCCACTGGTTCTAATACATTAGGTGATAGCGCTAATGACACCCAAACTCTATATGGTAGTGTAATTATACCTACTGGTAGTTTGACTGTAACAGGCAGTTTCATTAATATACTAGAATCTTCATCTGTAAAAATACAATCTAACATATCATCAAGCTTCCCAGTTGGATCATTCTATGTAAATGGACTTGGTTATACCCCAATTGCCTTTTCAGGATCTCAAACCGCATTTAGATCAGATACTAATGGTACTTATATAAATGGTCTTAACGAAGGAAATGTATATATACCAGCATTTGGATTAAGTTTTCTGTATAAAGGAAACGCTCAAATTATAGCTACAGGTTCAGATTTTATAAATATAGGTGCGCAATATACAGACTCAACCGCTATTGGGGGATCACGATCTTTAGGGACTATTCAAAATGGTATATTTAGTGGTAGCTATGGAAAAAATGAGTATATTATTGGACTTGGTAAAGTCTTAAATACCGAAGAAGGATCATTGTATCTTACAAAAAGAGATAATGATGGTAAAACCATAAGCCTTAACCTAAACTCAGGAAACGATGGATTTAGTATATTTAGTACTTTATCACAACCTACTTCATCATTTTTAAAATTAGTAAGTGGATCAAGTAATCTTATAGATTTTAGATATGATGCTAATTACATCCAACGCTCAACAATTATAGGAAGTGGTACTTCAACATCTCCTTTAGCCGTGCTCCAAGTTAAAGGTGCAGGAACAACTGCATATCAATTAGGTTTAAATGTAACTGATACTAATGATAAACCATTGTTATTTGTACAAGATAATGGTTATGTTGGAATTAACAGAGTCCCATTTTCTTTAGATGGCCAAGCATGGTGGAATCTTCATGTAAGTGGAACTGTAGCTTCTAATAATTATGTTATAGGTAACACTATGTATGTTAATGCTAATGTTAATCCTGTGTTTGGAGGCTATCCGATGTTATTTAAATTTACATCAAGTGCTGCTGGATATGCAAACGTAGACTTCCAGATCCAAAGTGAACCAAATTTATCTTTCATTGCTCCCGAGATAGGACAAACTCCAATTTTTACTGTAAAGTATGATGGTAAAGTTGGTATAGGTGCAAACAATACTCAACCTCAATATACTTTAGATGTAAGTGGTAGTGGTAATTTTAATAACAATTTAACCGTAACAGGATCAGTAATAGCTACCTCATTTACAGGTTCCTTTAGTGGATCAGCAGCAGCACCCGGATCCAATAGTCAAATGTTATTTAATAATAGTGGTATTATAGGTGCTGCTAGTTCTGTATATTATAGAACAAACGGTAGACTTGGTATAAACACTGATTCTCCTGCAGGGCGCTTAGGCATATCCGGCTCATCAAGCGATATCCTACTTAAACTTGACTCAGATACTAACTCAAATATTTTATATGTAAGTGGAAGTGGTAATGTTGGTATTGGAACAAATACACCTGCTGTAAAATTTACAATACAACAAAATAATCAAGTTTACAGCCAAATTGATACTATTAATTTTGATATGGCTGTGGGCATTGCCTCAAATAGTTCTTTAATTTCAGGATTAGATTTTAAGAACTTTAACAACGCAGGTCAAGTACGATTGATGGCGCGTAACGACCAAAACGATTATATTGCTATCAACTCTTATGGATCTACTGCTAGTGGTACTTTATTTGGAGTTAATAGAACTAATCTACATGCTTTATTTGGTCAAGCAACATCTGACGGAACTAAAAAACTTGCCATTGGAACATTCAACGCGGGTGATTTAATTTTAGGTACAAACAATCTTGAACGTGCAAGAATCTTCGCTAATGGAAACCTTGCTATAGGCACAACAACTGACTCAGGATACAAGTTAGATGTAAGTGGCTCAGTTAGAACAATGGATCTTGTTCCTGCTGCAAACAACACCTATACATTAGGTGCTTTTGGAAATGTATGGGCTACACTTTGGGTACAAAATGGTACTTTAAATCAATTATACACAGGTACTATTCGAAGTAATAATACTGGAGGTGTAAGAATAGCAAGTAATAATGCTAACACATGGGCACAGTGGTTTGATGGTACTGGAAACTTATTATTACAAGATGGAGGTACATTTACTGATAACAGATATAGATTGCAAGTCAATGCAACCGGATCAAATTCTGGTTCTTTATTTGTAGGTGGTACAACTATAGCAACAGGTTCTATAGCTAGAACAATGTTAATTAGTTCATCTCTATCTGCTTCTGCGAACAATGATGTGTTAGTAGGATTAGATATTCAACCTACATTTAATGCTGGGTCATTTACTGGAGTACAATCAGTAGCTTTACGATTACCAAGTGCTGGAAGAATTAGTAACGCAGGCACAGCTGGTGGTTATAACGTATATGTGCATAATACTGAAACAACAATAAACTCACCATCATCAACAGGAACACTTGGATTCCAATTAGGTTATGTGTTTGCTGGTCGATTTATGGGAACAACCGGTAATCTTATTCTCCAAAACGGAGGAACATTCACAGACGCAGGTTTCAGATTAGATGTCAGTGGTAGTACAAGAATTACAAATAACCTAACTGTAACCGGTTCTACAATTCTAAACAATGGTCAAACTACTATAAAAGGCGCTGGAGCAACATCTGCTACCACAGCACTCCGCGTTGAAAACACAAACGCTAGTGCTTCATTAGTTGCATTGGATAATGGAAATGTAGGTATTGGAATCATTGTCCCATCAGCATCCCTCCATATCTCAGGTGCTTCAGTTGATACCCTATTTAGAGTAGGTTCACCTGCCTCTTCAAACATAATATTTGTAAGTGGAAGTGGTGCTGTTGGTATAGGTACATCGACATTGGATTCTACTTATAAATTAACTGTAAATGGTATTCTACGAAGTACTGATATAAGCTATACAAATACAATAAGCACAAATGGCGGAGAAATAAGAATTAACCAATCGGATTTCTTACTACGTAGGTCTGCAACTATTCAATGGTCTCAAACAACAGACTCTAATGGTACTAAAGATTTAGGTTTACGTAGAAACAATACTGGTTCTTTAGAAATATATGATGGTGTTACTGCAACTGGTTTATTAGCTAATAGACGAGATTTATTAGTTAGAAATATAAGTAGTTCACTAGTATACATTACAGGATCATCATCAGATACTTTACTAAGAATAGACTCACCTGCCTCGTCAAGTATACTATTTGTAAGTGGAAGTGGTAATGTAGGGATTGGTACAGCTACACCATTCTCAACACTTACAGCAAATGGAATTATTTCAAGTGGAAACAACTTACACTCAAGCGGTGGTTCGACAACATTTGGGGAAGTTCGTTCTTATCAACAAAACGCCACCCCATTGTGGTTATCTCTCCAAACAACAAGTACAAAATCAGGTTTATTCAGAAGTAATACTGATTATATTTTATACTATGACACAAGTACAGGAGATACAGTTGTAAATAGTAGTTTTGGTGGAGCAGCGTTAAAATTTACTCTTCAAAACAGCGAAAAAGCGCGTATATTTTCAAACGGAAACTTCGCCATTGGTACAACAACAGACTCTGGTCGCTTAGTAGTTAGAGGATCAGGAGCAACATCTGCAACAACAGCACTCCTAGTACAAAATAGTACACCAACTAACCTATTATCTGTTTTAGACAATGGTCAAGTAGCATTTACTTCACCTACAATGTCACTTGCAGCATCACAATCTGCATTTAGCATATCGCCTATTATATCAGCTAGTAATATAGTTGGAGGACAATATTATGGTGTAAGTATTACACCTACATTCTTCCAAACAACAGGATCACAAACAGAAACTGCATTCCGAGTAGCAGCAACATTTACTTCAAGTAACGCAACTGCTACAAGTGGATCAAACATAATAGCAGATTTTGGATCAACAAGTGCAGGAAGCCAACTGACAGTAACAGATGTAACATCAGGAAGTATTTACATGGTAAATGATGTATCTGGTATCCCAATTATAGAGGCTACAAGTAACTGGGATGTTAACATATATGATTTCCCAAACAAAATATTTGAGAAAACAGGTTCACAAGTAAATATTTACGGAACAATGAGGGTAAGTGGTAGTTTTATATTACCATTATCTCAATCAGTTGCTCCACAAACAGGAAGTGCATATTGGAGTGGATCATTGTTATTTATATATGACGGTACAAGATATAGAAGTTCAAGTTTCGCTTAATTATGGCTATATTCAAAAATACACCTCCAATAGTTACTAATGGATTAGTACTTGCATTAGATGCCGCTAATCCTAAGTCTTACACATCTGGGTCTACAAATTGGTTTAGTTTAGGTAATCCTACATTAAGTGGTAGTTTAATTAATGGACCTACATTTGATAGTCAAAATGGAGGAAGTATAGTATTTGATGGAGTAAATGATCATGTAAATTGTGGGACAACTAACATAATCCCTGGCTCCTATACAGTTAGTACTTGGATCAAATATACACCTAAAGTAGGAACAGCTGTATATTTTGGAAGAAGTAACGCAGCCCCAAATTTTGATCAAACAGCTATATTAGGGTGGACTAATATTGGGGATAAATTTTTTGTATCTGGTAAAACTGTAGGAGGATCTTACATTGGAATAACATCCTCTTTTTCTCCATCTACTTCTATTATATATAATGTAGTTGGAACCTTTAATACTGCATCTACAGTGTTAAACCTATATATAAATGGAGTTTTAAATAATACAAGAATAATAGGATCTTTATATATTACAGGTTCTAATCTAATAAACCAAGTAGGATGTAGTGATGGAACAGCTCCAGGAAATTTTACCCAAGGTAATATATATGATGTAAAAATCTATAACAGAGAACTTTCAGCACAAGAAATCACTCAAAATTACAACGCAACAAAAGGGAGGTTTGGCTTATGATATACGGAACACCTACCATAGTAACAAACGGATTAGTATTAAATTTAGATGCTGCTAACACTAAAAGTTATGTAAGTGGAAGTACTACTTGGAGAGATTTAAGTGGGAATAGTTTTAATGGAAGTTTTATAAACGGACCTACTTTCAGCAACCAAAATGGAGGTACTATTGTATTTGATGGAAGTAATGATTATATTTCTTTCGGCTCGTTTTCAACAACCTCCCCACTATCTTTTACAAGCGGTAGCTTTACATTAGAACATTGGGTCAAACCTACTGCACTTCAACCTGGGACCTATTTCGGTTTGACCAATATGATTTTGACAAAAGGACCAGCAAGCACATTCAATTACGCAACCCAAATAACAACTTCAGGCAGTGTTAGTTTTATACACAGAGATAATAGTGAAAGTTTAATATTCAATACCTTTACAATAGGTAACATACTTAATACAGTATCCCATTTAGTATTTGCTGCTAACTCATCTGGTACCCAAATATCATTGTATATAAACGGTCTTTTATCTGGAACTCAAAATTTAACAGGAAAACCAATTACTCCATATAACAATGATCTAGTTAGTGTTGGTGGAGGAAATCTAGGGAATACTAACGCAGTTTTTATTGGTAACATATACGTAAACAGAATCTACAATAGAACGCTTTCAGCTCAAGAAATCACCCAAAACTACAACTCACTCAAATCACGATTTGGATTATCATAATATGGCTGTAAACACAAGAAATAGTATTGTTACTAATGGATTAGTATTAGCATTAGATGCTGGTAATACAAAGAGTTATACTAGTGGTAGTACTATTTGGAGAAATTTAACTAATCCATTAGTAAGTGGAAGCTTAATAAATGGATCTACTTTTAGTAACCAAAATGGTGGTAGTATAGAATTTGACGGAGTAAATGACTATGTTACAACAAACCCCGAAACTAAAAATCTAATCCAAGGTCAGACTAATATCACCATAGGAATTACATTCCAGTTAGATACAATTGATGTTTTAAGAGGATTAATTGGTACTTTAGTATACGCATGTGGTAGTAATTTAGGTTTAGTAGTTAATACTGGTGGTAGTTTGCAATTTTACAATGATTATGGTCCTGCTGCGGGAGGTACTTGTTATCCAGTTGCTTTAGGTAATTATGTGACAACTGGAATTTGGATTAATGCGGTTGCTACATATGACGGTACAACAACTACTTTATATGGTATAAAAAATGGTATATTAACAAAAACCACAGGTACTGCAAAATCTGGCTCAACTAATATTTTTAGTAGAGACTTTGAAATAATGAGAGGCGGATCTTACTACAGTGATGGAAGAGTTGCTAATGCGTTTGTCTATAACAGAACACTAACTGAACAAGAAGTACTCCAAAACTACAACGCTACAAAAACTAGATTTGGATTGTAATAAATTGATATATTTATAACAAAATCTAACACATGAATATTCCTATATATCCTGGTTCTAGTTCATTTGTACCCGGAATGACTCCATTTGGGTTTTATGACTATGACTACCAATTTCAAATTGATGCTGATAAAGTAACTACATTTTGTGCTCGTCGATTAGGATATCCTATTATGGAAGTTGAATTGCAAGATTTAAACTTCTACGCTGCTTTTGAAGAAGCAATTACTACATATGGTAACGAACTCTATGCGTATCAAGTGCGAGATAATATGTTATCATTGGAGGGTGCACCTACGGGCTCGAATTTAAATAACGCGCTTATTACGCCAAATATGGCTAATATTGTTCGTTTATCACAACAATATGGTGAAGAAGCAGGTGCCGGAGGAAATGTAACCTGGTATAGTGGATCTATAGCTATAACTGGCAGTGTCCAAGAATACGATTTAGCAGCTTGGGCTACAAATAATGGAATTGTAGGTGGAATAGAAATTAAAAAAGTATTTTACCAAGCCGTACCTGCTGTAAACCAAATGTATGCACCCTATGGTTTAGGGGCATTTAGTGGATTAGGAGGAGTACCAGCAGCTGGTATATATGGTGGTGTATATGGTGGGGGGTATGGAGGTGGATATTTGATGATGCCTGTAGCATTTGATGCTGCTGTAGTTCAAGGTATAGAATTAAGCAATACAATTCGCTTATCATCTTATACTTTTGAAATCATAAACAATAAACTAAAAATTTTCCCAATCCCATATAATGATGACAGTAGAGGAGGGTATATCTGGTTTGAATATATTAAATTAAATGAACGCTTAGCTAATGGTTTAATACAAACCAACACCGTTACTAACCCGTCAAATGCTCCATATGGTAACCCTACCTACACACAAATCAACTCAGTTGGTAGACAATGGATATTTGAATACACTTTAGCGTTGTGTAAGGAAATGCTAGGATATGTTAGAGGAAAATACTCAACAGTTCCTATACCTGACCAAAACATGACTCTAAACCAAGCAGACTTACTATCAGCTGCTACAGCTGAAAAAACAGCTTTAATAGAAAGATTAAGAGGGTATTTTGATGAAACTTCTAAACGTGCTTTACTTGAAAGACGTGCTCAAGAAAGTGATTTTAGAAAACAAGAAATTAATAATGTACCAATGACTATATACATCGGATAATGGCAATATTTGGATCAGCAAGAGATGTCTCAATGTTTAGAAAAATCAACCGTGAGTTGTTAGGAGATGTTATTACTCAACAAATTGCATTCTACAAGTATGTTTTAGATAAAACTAAAGTAAACATGTACGGAGAAGCATCAGGTGGTAAGTTTTTTGATGGCCCAATATTGTTAAATGCTTTGATTACTGTAGCTGACAACACAAGTCCTACAAGTGAATTTGGTGTTGATTTTAACTGGAGCATTAAAGCCGCATTTTTAAGAGATGATTTAGTAGATGCTAACGTTCACCCTGAGGTTGGAGATGTATTGCTATACCAAGAATCATACTTTGAAGTTGACAACACAAACATTAGACAATTCTTTGCAGGTAAAGACCCAGATTACCCATATGCTCAAAACCCATTAAACCCAGGCTTAGAAAACTTTGGATATAATGTAAGTGTGATCTGTGAAACACATTACATACCAGCAGATAGAGTAAATATTGTTAAACAAAGATTATAATGACCAAGCAAAGAAAACCAATACCTAAAACTCAAAAAGAAATTAGTAGACAACTACAGGATCCATACATCCCTCCAGTTGATGCTCCTGGCTTTTCTCCTGCTGGTAACCCAAATGATGCTAATACAGCTAATAGAGCAAACCAAACATCATTTAAAAATGATACTACTAAACCTTTGTCTATTGGTTTAGAAGATTTAGATTGGGCTGTGATGTATTATTTTCAAAATGTTATTAGACCAACAGTTAAACAAAATGGAGAATTATTAGATGTTCCTGTAATATATGGTTCACCTGAAAAATGGGCTTCATTTCAAAAAACAGGGTATTTAAGAGATTTGCAAGGTCGTTTAATGGCCCCATTATTGATGTTTAAAAGAAATAATGTTGAAAAAAATAGATCGCTTACTAATAAATTAGATGCTAATAACCCTCATAATATAGCTGTTACTGGCAAAAAATATAGTCGACAAAATGCTTACACCAAGTTCAATATACTAAATGGTATCAAACCAGAACAAACATTATATGCTACTGTAGTACCGGACTATGTGACTGTAACTTATGATTGTGCTGTATTTACTTATTATAATGACCAATTAAATAAAATAATTGAAGCTGTAGAATACGCGTCTGATGCTTATTGGGGTGATCCTGAACGTTTTAAATTTAAAACAAATATTGATGCTTTTGCTACAACAGTTGAATTAGCAGACAGTGCTGAAAGGATAGTTAGAAGTACTTTTACACTCAGAATGTTTGGATACATTATCCCAGATGTAATACAAAAAGATACTACATTTATTCCTAAATTTTCCGATCGTAATAAATTAATATTTGGCACTGAGACAGTTTCAGACATTAATAATTTACCACCCTCTTCGTGATATTTATAATAAACAATAACAAAAAATAATTTTATGGAAAACAAAGTTTTAACACAAGAAGAAATTCAATCTTTAAAGGCAATTCAAACTAACCAATCTAACTTGGTTCAAGCATTAGGAACAGTAGAGTATCGTATTCAACTTTTAGAATTAGATAAACAAGCTTTAAAAGCACAACTTCAAAAACAAGTTGAAGAAGAAACTAAAGTAGCTAAAGAACTTCAAGAAAAATATGGTGATGGGAATATTGATTTAGAAAAAGGAGAGTTCATCCCGGTTTCATGATTTTAACAAAACCCAAGATATTTATAATAAAATTAATACACAAATAAAAACATGGCAGAAACTCTAATATCACCAGGCGTATTAGCAAGAGAAAATGATACTTCATTTGTCTCTCGAGGCCCTGTAACTGTTGGTGCCGCTATTATAGGCCCAACCGTGAAAGGACCTGTAGAGATACCTACAGTAGTTACTTCTTATTCTCAATACCAACAAATTTTTGGTACTACATTATCAAGTGGTAGCCCAGCTCAAACTTATACTTACTTTACTTCTATAGCAGCTTATAACTACTTCCAAAACGGAGGCACTTCATTATTAGTTGCTCGTGTAGTAACAGGATCTTATACCCCTGCTACAAGTAGCTTAATCGCAAGTGGTAGCACAGGAGTATCAACCCCAGTATTTGTCTTAGAAACAATTTCTGAAGGTACTATAATGAACAGCTCAGGATCTGAAGATTCAACTGGAGCTTTAACTAATGGTACTGCAAATAATATTAGATGGCAGATTGTTAACTCAAATACTTCATCTGGTACATTCGATTTGCTGGTTCGTCAAGGTAATGATAATACTTTAGAACAAACAGTATTAGAAACTTGGACTAATTTATCATTAGACCCATTTGCTTCTACATATGTAGCTAAAGTAATTGGAGACCAGAAATACACTTTAAGAACAGATAGTGGAACCCAAACCAAGTATTTACAATTAACTGGTAGTTTCCCTAACAACTCAGCTTATGTGAGAGTTAAATCAGTTAACATAACTACACCTAATTACTTTAGTAACGCAGGTACTCCTAACCCAACATATACTGGTTCATTACCTATTAATGCAAGTGGATCATTTGGTGGAGCATCTGGTGCTATAAAAGCAGGTGCTAAATTCTATGATCAAATTGGAAGTACTGATACTCAAGGTTTAACAGCTGGAAACTACGATAACATGATTGCTTTATTAGCAAATCAAGATGATTATAAGTATAATGTAATATTAACACCTGGTTTATATAATGTTGATTACTCTTCTCCTATAACTAGTATTATATCAAATACTCAAAATCGTGGGGACGCTATTTATGTAACTGATATGGTTGCTTATGGAGCAGGAAGTGTTACTACAGTAACTGCTCAAGCATCTGCTAGAAATACTTCATACGCTGCTACTTACTGGCCATGGTGCCAAGTACAAGACCCAGACTCAGGACAAAACGTTTGGGTACCTGCTTCAACTGTAATTGCTGGAGTATATGCTTATAATGATAGTGTTTCTGAACCATGGTTTGCACCAGCAGGTATAAACAGAGGTGGATTGTCTCAAGTAATTATGGCTGAAAGACGTTTACCACAAGGTGATAGAGATACTTTATATAACGGAAAAGTAAACCCAATCGCTACATTCCCAGGAACTGGAGTAGTAGTATATGGACAAAAGACATTACAAACTAGAGCAAGTGCTTTAGATCGTGTAAATGTTCGTCGCTTGTTAATTGCTCTTAAGAACTACATTTCTCAAGTTGCTAACAACTTAGTATTTGAACAAAATACAGCAGCTACAAGAAATAACTTCTTAGCACAAGTTAACCCATACTTAGAATCAGTTCAGCAAAGACAAGGTTTGTATGCATTCCGAGTAATAATGGATGATAGTAATAACACACCAACAGTAATTGACCAAAATCAAATGGTAGGACAAATTTATTTACAACCTACTAAGACTGCTGAATTTATTTACTTAGATTTCAACATTACACCAACTGGAGCTACTTTCCCAGCGTAATTTTTAAAGATTGAATATTTATAACAAATAAAGAGACATGGCAATATTAAATTCAAACGAAATATTCTTCACAGCCTTTGAACCAAAACAGGCTAATAGATTTATCCTGTATATGGATGGTGTACCTAGTTACATTGTAAAAGGTGTAAACGGTATCAACTTAACTCAAGGCGAAGTAACCTTAAACCATATTAACGTTTTACGTAAAGTTAAAGGTAAAACCACTTGGGGTAATGTACAAATGACATTATTTGATCCAATCACACCTTCTGGTGCTCAAGCTGTAATGGAATGGGTTCGTTTACATCACGAATCTGTAACTGGTAGAGATGGATATTCTGATTTTTATAAAAAAGATTTAGTATTAGATGTACTAGGACCTGTTGGAGACGTAGTAAGCGAATGGATTCTTAAAGGCGCATTTATAGTTGATGCTAACTTCGGTGATTATAACTGGGATACTGCAGATACTGCTGTTAATATCACAATGACTGTAGCTGTAGACTACTGCGTATTAAATTACTAATTTCGCTACTTAACAATAAAAAGAGCTCGCTTTTAGCGAGCTTTCTTTTTTCAATATTTATAATAAAATAGTATGAATCTATTAGAACGACTACAACAAGGGCAAACATTATTAAGTGCAGGGAGTTTTCCTAATGATGCTCCTATTAATGACCCTCAATCAGGATTTACCCAAGATAATTCCCCTGAAAATACATACGAAGATGAAACTGTAGGTCAATTTAATAATGGTAGTGTATTATCAAACACACTAGATAATACGGGTTTAGACATAACAAATTTTACTCAAACTACTGGTACCCCACCCCCAACATATGATTGGGTAACTAATTATCCTCCATTAGCTAGTGGTGAATTTAATGGTGCTCCATCGTTGTATGGGTTAGCATATGCTGCTGAAAACACATACCTAGACAATGTATCTATTGGAGACCCAAATAGTCCTCAATTATCTACCTTAGCCCAAACTGGGTTAGATAATACCAATGCTAATGCCGAAGGAACAACAATAATACCTAATAGTATATCATACCCTAATAACTACCCACCACTAGCTAGCGGTAAATTTGATGGAGCCCCAGAACAATATGATACTCCTTATAATCTAGATAACACTTATCTAGAGGATGTACCTATTAAAGATTCAGATAGTCCTCAAATCCCTACTTTAAGTGAAATTAACCCACCAACACCATGGTCTGCTCCTACAGCATATCCTGGTAATGCTTTGGGTAAATGGAGAGGACCATCTACTAATTTTACAGCACCATGGAGTTATGGTTTCCCGTATGAAATTAATTTATTTAATAATCTTAGTTATGTTAAACAACAAGATACATTAGATAAAACAGCATTAGATAATACTATACCTCAAAGTATATCTACAACTAACCCTATTCCTGATAGTAATAGCTACCCTAATAATTACCCGGCGTTGGTAAGTGGAGAATTTAACAATGCTCCATCACAATACTCATCCCCTTACAACCCAGATAATACTTATTTGGATGTTATATCTATCCAAGATTCTAATAGTCCACAAAACTTTTCCTTAGCAAACACCGGGTTAGATAATACTAATCCTTTAGCAGCACCTTCTGCTATTATCCCAAATGATATATCATATCCTAATAATTACCCGACGTTAGTTAGTGGTGAATTTAATGGTGCTCCATCACAATATACATCGCCATATAATTCTGAAAATCCATATTTAAACTCAGTACCTATCCAAGATCCTAATAGCCCACAAATACCTACATTAGAACAAACCGGATTAGACAACACTGATACAGATAGCACCCCAACTACTATTATCCCCAATAACATATCATACCCTAATGAATACCCAGCTATAGAAGGGGTAAATTTAGGTGTATTTAATGGTGCTCCTAATCAATATAACACAGTATATTCTCCTACTAATACTTACTTAAATAATGTACCTATTGAAAGCGAAACCAGTCGCCAAATAGATACCGTATTATCTGGAGAAACAGGATTAGATAACACAATACAACAATCTTTCATTACAGCTACTGTACCTAACAATATTACTAGCCCCACTAATTACCCTGAAGTCCCACAAACTAATTTAGGAGAATTTAATGGAGCACCATCCCAATATGCTACTATATATACCCCTAATAGTACATATTTAGACCAATATTCTATAATAGTAAATGAAGCTAACCCCCAAATAGATGCACTGCAAAGAACAGGAATGGACGTAGAGAATGAACTATACGATGAAGTAGCCATATTCCCCGCAAACCCAGACAATATTACTTTGTACCCAGCCCAAAATGTTACTGCTAATACTCTTAATAATGTAGGTGAGGCTCCTCGTCCATTTTCTCAGATCTGGAAACCTGTAAAAAGATATTATAATGATTATATTAAACCACTAAAGGATCAAAACCTAGTATAAAAACATATTTTGTATATATTTATATAAGAACATAAAGTTATAATAAATAAAATCTATGAGTGAAAACAAATTAAAGATACCAACAGAAATTGTTGAATTACCATCACAAGGGTTAATTTACCCAGAATCATCTCTTTTATCAAGCGGTAAAGTCGAAATGAAATATATGACTGCTAGAGAAGAAGACATCCTTACCAATGCCAACTATATACAAAAAGGTACAGTATTAGATGAGTTAATCAAATCACTTATTGTATCTGATGTAAATTATGATGAAATGTGTGTTGGCGATAAAAACGCAGTTTTAGTAGCAGCTCGCATTTTAGGATATGGTAAAGATTATAAATTTACCTGGGGTGGAGAAGAATATAATGTTGATTTATCTACATTAGACAATAAGCCTATTAATGCTAAATTATTTAAAAAAGGTATAAACGAATTTAATTTTACACTACCCGCTACTAATATTGCAATAACATTTAAGTTACTAACTAATAAGGATGAAACTAAAATTAAAGCTGAATTAGATGGTTTAAAGAAAATCAACAAAAATTCCTCAGCTGAATTATCAACTCGTTTAAAATATATTATTACTTCATTTAATGGTAATCGAGACCAAAAAGATATCCGTGAATTTGTAGACACTACATTACTTGCCCGTGACTCCAGAGCATTAAGGGAGTATATAAAGGAGGTGCAGCCAGACGTAGATCTGACCTTTTTTCCCAACGGGAGCAACGAAAAAGTTGCAATTCCAGTTGGACTTAACTTTTTTTGGCCTGACATCTGATTTAGCGTCCCAAGCTAGAGCAAATTTATTTACTCAAATACATGAGATAGTTTTTCATGGTAATGGGGGATACGATTGGGAAACAGTTTATAATATGCCTATTTGGCTTCGTAGATTTACATTTAAAAAACTACAAGAATATTATGAGCAACAAAATAAATCAAATAATGATGATTTAGCAACCCAAACCCAAAAAATTAAAGAAGGTAAAATAGATTTACCATCACATTTTAAAGGAAAACTAGACCCAGGTAAAAGAATAGCCAAGTATTAAAACTTGGCTTTTTCTATATTTATACTATATAAAACATTATGGCTGATAATCAAGACGATATAAGAAGAAGGGCTCAAGAAACAGCATCTGTCGTAGAAGACGCATTACGTGGTATAGCGGGTCAAATTGGAGACATATTTGATAGGGCATTATCTGGAGCAGATAGAGTAACTCGAGCTACATCTAGAGATTTACAAGCATCATTTAATAAATTTGCTAGAATTACTGACGATATCGCTTCTAACATTACTCGAATAGAGCAAGGGTCTCTTACTGTTAAAAACATCCAAAAACAAATTAACGAACGAAAAGCTCAGGAATTAGCATTAGGTGTTAAACTTGTTACTAATTTAAGACAACAAGGTATTCAAGTAGAAAATATTGAAGAATTAATTGAAAAACAAAACGCTGGTACTCTTTCTTTAACTAGAAGACAAAAGCAACTTGTTGAAGAATACATTAAAGCAAAAGGTTACAATGAAGATTATACTAAAGAATTAGAAAAACAACAAAAACAAGTTGATGCCCAAAACAAAAAATTAGGCATAACTGGTAACCTTGTAAAAGGTATAAGTAAAATACCAGTACTAGGTAACCTAATAGATGCTGAAGAAGCAGCCGCTGTAGCCCAAGAAGAATCTGCTAGAAAAGGATCTACTCGACTTTCAGTAATGGCTAAAACTGCGGGGTCTGTAGGTAAAAGTTTAGCTGGCTCACTAACTGATCCTTTATTTTTATTAGGTCAAGCATTTAGTATATTAACATCAATGGATAAAGCCGCTGGTGAGTTAGCTAAAAATATGAATATGACCTATAAAGAAGCTCTAGCATTTAGAGAACAATTAGGTCAAATAGCATTTAATTCTAAAGACACAGCTATTAATACTAGAGGGTTACAAGAAAGTTATACAGCTATTAGTCAAACTTTAGGTGCTAATGCTGATATAAACGAAAAAGATTTAAAAACTTTTACTAAATTAAGAGAACAAGCTGGATTTACTAATGATGAATTAGTAAGTATGCAAAAGATGTCTTTAGTTACTGGTAAAAGTGTAGAAGATACTACTAAAGAATTTTTAGGTGGAGCAACAGCATTATCTGCTCAAAAAGGTTTAGCAATTAATGTTAAACAATTAATGAAAGAAACAGCAGGTGCTTCTAACACTATTAAATTATCATTAGGTGGTAGCAGCAAAGCACTAGCTGAAGCAGCTGTAGCAGCTAAAGCATTAGGATCTGATTTAGGTAAAGTAGAAGCAATTTCTGGTAAATTACTTAATTTTGAAGACAGTATATCAGCCGAATTAGAAGCAGAATTATTAACTGGTAAACAGATTAATCTTGAAACAGCTCGTCTAGCCGCATTAAATAATGATATGGCCACTGTAGCTGAAGAAATTAAAAACCAAATTGGTGGATCAGCTGAATTTTCTAAAATGAATCGCATCCAACAAGAAGCATTTGCTAATGCTGTGGGTATGAGTAGAGAAGAATTAGCTAATTCATTAGTAGAACAAGAAGCATTACAAAGAGTAGGTGCTAAAACAGCTGAAGAAGCAAAGAAAAAATATGATGATTTACGCTCTAGAGGATTAACAGCTGAACAAGCCGCATTACAATTAGGAGACGAACAATTAGCTAAACAATTTGAACAACAATCAGCAGCAGATAGATTTAACCAATCTATAGAAAAATTAAAGGATTTATTTTCTAATTTATTAGCAGGCCCATTTGGACAATTGCTAGAAGGATTTGCAGCATTTGTTAGTGACGCAGATACCGTTTATGCTATATTTGGAGCAATCTCTGGATTAATAGCAGGTAAAATGGTTGCTGGTATAGTTCAAATGATAGCCAAATTAGGTGTAGCATTAGGATTATCTACAGCTCGGGCTGCTGCCGAAGTAACAGCAGCTGAAGCATTTACAATGGGTGCTGCTACAATTGGTATTATAGCAGGTTTAGGGGCAGTAATGGCAGCAATGTCCGCTGCTAGTGAGCCTAAAACCCCCATTAAAGATGGTATGATATCCCCAGAAGGAGGATTATTAGTATCAGGTAATAAGGGCACTTTCCAGCTAGATAAAAATGATACTGTTATTGCGGGCACTGATTTAGGAAAAAGAAACGGCGGTGGAGGAGGATCACAACCTATAGATTATGATCGCCTAGCAGCAGCTATGTCTAGAGTTAACATTAACACTTCAGTTAAAGTAAACGATAGAGAAATAGCTAGTGCATCAAATAATGGAAATGTTACTGGCCCAGGTAAACTCCAGTAATAAACAATATTTATAATAAAAAATACCATGGGATTATTAAATAAACTTCAACAACAAGGGTCACCATTAACATCATACAATGGTAGCACCCCAGATATTAACCCGTTAGCAACACCCCAATCTCAGCTCCAAACATACTCTTTAAATGGAGCAAATGTAGCTGATGTAAATGGTGCATACCAACAATATTTAGATGGTGCTATTAACAATTTACCACAACCATCTCAATTAGATTTAAACGGAGCTACCCCATCACAGTATATTGCTAATCAACCCGAATAATGCCTTTAATTGATATACAAACTAACCTAAAATCCTTAGGATATGGCCATGATAGACCTGATGGTGGTTCTAGTAACCAACCATATATCAAAACGCCAGTTGATGTTGACCTTGGGCTCAACCCAGGCAGTGTTGGGGCTAGGGTTTTAGGTAGTGATTTTTTATTAAGAGGAGGAGTATTAGGAGCAGTAAATGCTTCAGCTACAGATGTAGTTAGATTATCTAAATTTTTTAACCCACTAGAAAGGGGAGCATCATATAATGGTGCTTTGTTTGTAGCTAAACAACTTGTTTTAGAAAGACAAAACGTAGATGTAGTAGATGATAGAAGCAGAACATATCTTCCTACTAATACTATAGCTCAAGCGGGTGTAAATGCTTTTGGCCTTCACCTAGATAAAACAGGCATAAACCCATTTAAAGCCGGGTACTATGGAAACGGTGACACAGGATACTACCCTGTTACTTTAAGAAACGATACTGAAGAATTTAGTGATGGTTCTCACAACCGCCTCCAATTATTATACCAAGTAAAAAGACTAGGCAACGAAACATCAGATAGTGAAAGATTAACACGCACTATTAGAAATAACCCTTTAGCATCATCTGGCCTTTTTCTTTCAACCCTAGGAATAGCAGGAATAGCAGGAACAAGATTAACAGGTGGATCTACAACCGATTTACTCATATCATCAGCTGCTACTATAGGGGGACTAATAGCAATAGCAGCTAGCCCTAAAAACAAATTGGTTCCTATTAAATTAGCATCTAATCTATATGGTATAACAGACCCAAATGATAATGTCAACCTAATATCATATAATGGAGGACCAGGCTCATTTTTAGGTATAGGTAACACTAACATAAAAATCTGGAACCCACTTAAGTTTAAAAACCCAGATTATTGGAAAGGCCCTTCAGGTGAACCTACAAATATAGTTAAGAATGAACAATATAATAACAATCCTTCTTTATATTTAGTACCTGATGATGCAAATATTAAGCCATCTTATTTTTCTCCTAAAATAAATAGATCATTTGGCTCCCAAACATATTTTCCTGCTCGAACTAGAAACGGTATACAAAAGATAGTTAACCCCAACTTAGCCATATCACCCGATAGTAATACTATCAATAATATGAGCAATACTGGTGACATAATAGATTTTGCTTTTTCATTAATAAATAATGATAATCCGGGTCAAGATACAACATTTTCATTTAGAGCATATATTGAAGATTTTAGTGATACATTCAATGGAGAGTGGGATACATACAAATATGTAGGTAGAGGTGAAAACTTTTATAAATATAAAGGCTTTAACCGTGATATGAGTATATCATTTGTTGTACCTGCTATATCAAGAGCAGATATAATTACTAACTACCAAAAGATAAATGCTTTAATATGGGCTGTTATGCCTGATTACTCTGAAAAAGGTTTAATGAGGGGGCAGTTAGCTAAATTTACAATGGGTGATTACTTAAGAGACTCTTTAGTAGTCATAAGAAACATATCCTTAACCCCAATCATGGACATGGGATTTGAACTAAATATGGACCCTACAGATACAGTCAGATTATATGAAACATCTGACGAATATGTAGGACAATTACCTAAAGGTATTAAAGTACAATGTAATATAACCCCATTAACTCAAGGAGTATCTGGAACAACAATAGACAACACAGGTCAAGAACAAGCAGTTACATACTACTATACCCCACAAAGAGGAGAAGCATTTATAGGAAACAGAAAACATGTTATTGTAGACCGCACAGAAATAGCAAACCAATACATAGGATCAGCAGATTTTAATATAGAACCTACAGACCCACTTTCTTCACCATTATATACTTTACCTGAAGGATTATAAAAAACATGAATCGTTACCAATATATAAAAATAGAAAAAAATCTTAACACTGGAGTAAGACAGTACCGAGACTCAAAGTACCCTACTGTCCCACTATCAGTAAATGATATATATGTTATAACAACTATTGGAGATAGATATGATTTATTGGCAAATCAATATTATGGGGATTCATCACTTTGGTGGATTATTTCTATTGCTAATAACGCTCTACCCCAAAATTCTATATTTATTCCTATAGGTACTCAAATTAGAATACCTATTAACGTGACAGAAATAATAAGCAGTTATAACGAATTAAACTCTTAAATATGGCATCTAGTAACATCATAGGAGCAAGTTTTGAAGATTATGTTAAAAAACAAATTAGGGTAAGACAAGAAAAACTAGGGCTAGGCCTTAAAGACCAAGAAGTCTACCAATTTGTAAATAGCAACGCACCTTTCATTCGTCTTACGTCTGGGGTAAATGTAGACAGTAATATCTTAACTCAACTAGGTTTACAAAATAACCCATTATATAATAGCAATGGCCTAGCTGCATACAATAAATTATATGGTGGTAGATCAGTATATATTAGTAGTTATGACCCACAAACACAAAAAGCTGTTGGAAAATTAGATACATTAACAAGTGGGTATGGGTACTTTGATGGCTCAATAGGACAATACCCAACATCCTATGGTTTCTACTCGGATGCAGACTACGGTCTAGTACCCCCTCCAGGCATTAAATCTATTGATATCAAGGCTATGAATAGAGGATCTTTAAGAGAAGCTAATATTCAAATCCAATGTCATAGTCTTCAACAATTCAAAATTATAGAAATACTATATATGCGATTAAAATATAGTATTTTATTAGAGTGGGGACATAGTATGTATTTTGATAACGATAGTATTTTTAGACCATCATCAACATGGGATCTTTCTCAAATATTTTTAAAAGGAAATGTTACTCAACAAGGACTATTAGACAATATTGAAAGTAACAGAGAAGGATCTAATGGTAATTATGATGCATTTTTTGGCCTAGTCACCAACTTTACCTGGACCCTAAGACCAGATGGGGGATATGATATAACCATAACTGCTAAATCAGTAGGAGATGTAATTGAATCCTTAAAAATCAACACTAACTACCCAGCTGTAAAACCTATTGGTGCAGCTCCAACATCTACATCTTTACTTGCAGCTAATGCTCAAAAAACTACTATAAATAAAATCTTAAACTCTATTACTACCCAAGTATACTCTGGTAGAGGATATGCACACGGGGTAGATTATAATAATGAGTACTTTAACTCAAACGGGAACGGAGCATCCCAAACTCCTATCCACAATGGTAATTTAGAATGGATGTCTGATCTTAAATCTGTTTTTAATAGAACTGTAGATTTTAGTAAAGCAGGTGATTATCTAACATGGAATGAAGCTTGGGCTTTTGGTTATTCTAGTTTAAGTGAAGGTACAAATGGTCTTCAATATTATATTAAATTAGGCACACTAATGAGAATATTAGAATCATTCTTATTAGTGTATGATACTACAAAAGGAGAAGATAAATTTCGCCCTCCACTATTTAAAATAGACTATAATTATAATACTAACCATTGCTTTACCTTCCCACGACAATGCTCACTTGACCCAAAAGTATGTTTAATCCCAATGGACCAAACCGCAACTGGGTCTAATGATGCTACCTCAGGATATGCTTATGTAGAAAAAACATACAATTTTTTAGAAGTATTTGATGTTAATGACAACACAGGAGCATCACAATTTAGTGGTGGAACATCAGGTATTGTAAATGCAACATTCCAATACGGAGTATTTTGGGGCCCATCCGTTATTGTAAACCAAACCGTCCCCCAATCTACTAACACGGCCCCAGGTTCTAGCATAAATATAATTAATTATTATACCCCAGCTCTAGAAACCAACAAAAATGATATTTTAAACTATAGCTCAGACCAAGGTAAAGCTAAAACAGCTTTAACTAGTTGGATTGACCTTAATACTACATATGTTCCTGTAAACATAGTAGAAGGAACTGAATATATAGTAAGCCACTATAGAGCTTATCAAGATTTAGGAGATAAATACTTTGATTTTAACCCTGGAAATATTGATCCTAGAGATCTTGGAAACAGAAACGCTATTACTCCAACTGAAATATCTAGAGATGAGTACTTCCGGAAAAAAAATGAACGAAGATCATTGTATCGTTCATATGATTACTATGCCGGCTATGATTTAGAGCATGAACGAGCATACTATAGTGGGATTACAACTCGTACATACTATGACTTATCATCTAATTATCTTCCCCCAAACAACGGTACTTCAAATGTATTTGATCTTTTAAAAGACACTGGTTATAAAACTAAAGGTAATACATGGAGAGGTAATACTATGCATATATATGTTAACTTAGAATGTATAGCCGGAATTTTAGATAAAAATGTAAATTTATCAACAGGTGAAATTTCATTATATGATTTTTTAGATACACTAATGAAACGAATTCAAAACGCTTTAGGTAATGTTAACAACTTTCAAATCATATACACTGAAGACACCAACTCATACCGAATCATAGACAATACCTTCATTCCAGGAACTGTAGATAAAAATAATAGTAGATTTAAAATAATACAATTTAATGCTAATATTTTAAGACCTAATTATGGTAGTTTTATAGAAAACGTTAATTTTAAAACTAAATTATCAAATAATTTTGCTACAATGACTACTATTGGAGCACAAAAGAATGGTAATGTTGTAGGTTCTAATTCAACTGCTTTAAGTAAATGGAATGATGGATTAACAGATAGAATTATTGAAAGAAAAGACAACACTAATGCTGATACTGGAAAAGATACTGAAACGATATACAAAGAGAATATCATATATTTAAAAGAATTTAACAGAAAAGTAGGAGATTTCTCACTAACAGACGCAGATATATCATCAATTAAAGGATCAATTGGAGATATATTCAATGCTCAAATAGGAGATTTTACAAATAGAGGAAAAATCCCGGGCATTGGTTTTATACCATTCGACTTGGAATTAACAATGCTTGGATTAAGTGGCCCCCGCATCTATGAATCATATACTATAGACACAACACTACTCCCTGATGCATATAAAAACAAAATACAATTTATATGCTCAGGTGTATCGCACCATGTAGATGAAAATGGTTGGAAAACAACATTGAATAGTATATGTGGACCTAGGTATGAAGGGGTACAAATTGAAAATGCTGATGATGTAGAAAATATAACTAGAAGATCAATTGTAATTCCTAGAGCTGGGAATTGGCAAGCAAACGCAAATCCTTTTGGAACTGATGATACTTCATTTGTTGGAAATGATTGGAAAAAATTTGATATTAATGATGTTGTAAGTAAAATCCAAGCTAGTGCTTTAAGAACTGCAAACTTTGAAGCATCTTTAAGAAAAGTATTACGTTATATTAAAAATGACCAAAACATAGTAGATGTAGAAGATGCTGCCTACCTTTTAGCAACCGCAAAACAAGAAGCTAATTTCTCTACAATAAGATGGGAATCAGATTACTTATGTACTAGAAATAACTCACAACCTAAAATAGAAAAAGTTGGGGACCCATATCTCCCACCAACCCCAGCAGGTGTAGCCGCTAATACTAACGGCCCATGTTTAGCAGCTAAAAATTATTATAAATCTGACGCAGGTTCTAAAATAGACTACTACACATTAGGAACAGATAATAATGGTCTTCCATACTTTGGTAGAGGCCTTGTCCAACTAACAGGAAAAGGAAACTACGAAACATATGGAAACATACTAGGAATAGACCTAGTAGGCAACCCAGAACTAATATTTACTAGTGATGAAGTAGCATATAACGTTATATCAGCTTGGATGACTGAGCATAATACTTATGCTTATGTAAAAGCTAACGATAAGGATAAAGCCAGAAGAACAGTAAACGGTACTGGTGCTGATGAAGTTTGGAGTAAATACCTAATATTATTACCTATATTACAAAATGCAAATAGAACTGCGTAATGGCATATTATCCTAAAAATAAAATCCAACAAGGTCTCCAAACTAGTGGAGGCGAGTTTAAAACCATTGTTAACTACAATAACAACGGCCCATACTACACAGGATTTTACTACAAACTATCTACCGGGAAATACTACACAGGTAAGTTTCCAGGTGATGGCATGAATGATGAATTAGTACCTGCTCTTAGTAGTGATGCTCCTAACTTAACTATATCACCAATTACTTCTCCTATTCCTCCTATGTTCCCAACACCCGAGGACTACAAAAGAGGAGTATTTACTCGTTATTTTAAGAAAAAACGAAATGAATTTTTATACGAAGAATTAACTAAAGATCAATACGATAATGATGTTAATAATACTTTGTATTTTAAATTCCAATTACAATGGCAGTTAACCGGAGATAGAGATGCTACTTTTAATGTGAATAGGAATATGGTTTTATTAGCACAACAGAATCTAAATCTCCCATACTTAGGCTTATATTTAAAAGAAGATTATCTTAAGTATTATAAACCAACAGCCTAATATTTATAATTAAAAATAATGGCTGAATTTTTTCCTATAGACATTGGTGGCACAGGTAATTACTATGGTAACTTTACAGGTGCTGGAAATTTCTTTACAGGATCATTTACTGGCTCATTCTCAGGAGATGGAAGTGGGCTAACAGGTGTAAGTACTACCACAGGATCATTCTTAGTTACAGCATCATTTGCTGCTAATTCTTCAAACACAAATATATCCTTTACAAAAGGTGATGGTGACAAATTTAATGTTAATTTAAGTAAATTAGTTGACGGAGGTACTTTCTAATGAGTACAAGAACACCATTTCAGTGGGGTAACGCGAATTTCTCTTGGGAATCGAATCCATTCCCAAACCAGAGCGCTAATCCGTTTACCTGGGATGATTGCGCGCTGATAACCGAGGTAGTAACCGCTTTAGGTGGTGGTTATACGCCTGATGATTTCTTTGGTAAACACCCTAAGAAAAAACAAAAATTCATAAAATTGCTTTGTAAAGTAGAAGGCAGAGAATATAAAGAAACGAAAGAGGTACTAGAACGTAAAATACGTATATCGGACGTATCCCTAGTTGCTAAGGAAGTCTTAGGAATAAACATAAAAGTAGAATTATAATGTATAAATTATTTACTGATAAACCCGAAGTATTTGAGTGTAATATTAAACTTGAAGGTGCTTCATTAAAGAATAGTTCAGCCCGATTAATTATTGAGTCTGAAGATATTAATTTAATGTTCGAAGGAACAATTAATAAAGACGGAAAATGCTCTATTCCTATTAAAAAATTAAAAGGATTATTAGAAGATAGCACCTCAGGTCAAATAAAGCTTGAAGTCATAGCAGAGGATACGTATTTTAGTCCATGGAAGTCAGAATTTATAGTAGATTCATCTCGTAAAGTAACTGTAGAAGTTAAATCAAATGATGCTGAAGTTATAAAAGATAGTACTCCTAAAATTCAAATTACAGGAATACAAGAAGTTGATCCTGTAACTGAACATATTATTCGAATAGTTAAAATGTTGGTTAAAGAAGATATCAATGTTAAAAACTTAACTGTTAAAAAAGATAAAGTAAACAATATAATTGGTACTTATTTACAAGAAAATAAAATTGAACAAAATTATGTTCAAGAAATTATAAATGGGATAGTTGCTAAACTACCTAAATAATTTAAATAAAAGTTATGCCTGGACCATTTGATTTCACAGGTCAAAATATTGAGGACAGCTACCAACGCGTTTTGCAGTCGGATGGAAGCGATGTCTATAATGGTACTGGATCGCTTGCAATACTTAACTTCACAGGCTCATTCTCAGGGAATGGTAATGGCCTTACCATAGATGGAGGGACTTTTTAATATTTATAATAAAGAATGGCTACAATAATAATAAAAAATAGTACCGGATCAGGAGCAGTTCCCTCTTCATTAACACAGGGTGAATTAGCTATTAACGTAGTTGATGGAAAACTATTTTACGGTAGTGGTTCTGGTAACATTGTAAAAGAATTTACTGGTAGTGGAGGTGGAAGTGCTATAAGTGCTTCTTACGCCTTAACAGCTTCATATGCATCTAATGGTGGCGTAACTCAATTACTAGCAGGTCCTAATATTACTTTATCACCAACAAATGGTTTAGGTCAAGTTACTGTTTCTTCAACAGCAGGTGGAGGAGGATTTAATACAGCAACAGGTTCATATGGTAGTTTTTATGATACAACAACCCAAACTAATCCTGTAGCTAATGTACCTCGTTCAATGTCTTTCGATTCAACAGACATAACAAACGGAGTATCAATATCTGGATCAACAAACCCTTTTAACACATATGTTAAAACAGAAAATGCTGGGATATATAATATACAATTCTCAGCACAAGTAGATAAAACAGATAGTGGAGCAGACGAAATAGTAATATGGTTACGTAAAAATGGAATTGATTTAACTGACACAGCAACTACCTTAACATTAAGTGGTAATAATGATAAACAAGTAGCAGCTTGGAACTGGTTTGTCTCTTCAGCGGCTGGAGATTATTACCAAATTATATGGATATCTGCTGATACTAATATAAGACTACTAGCAGAGTCAATTTCAGGTACACACCCAGGAATACCGTCTGTAATACTAACAGCAAATCGTGTAGACCAATTTTTATCAAACACAGGTTCATTTAGTGGATCATTTAATGGAGTATTTACAGGCTCATTATTTGGTACTGCAAGTTGGGCTACAAATGCTTTAACAGCATCTTTCCTTAATACATTAAATCAAAACTTAACATTTAACGGTAATTTAACCTTAAATGGTACTGCCTCTATTAGTACATTAGTAGTTAATCAAACACAATACTCTTCAGGTTCAAACCAATTAGGCGATGCTGCTAATGATACTCAAACATTATTCGGTACTGTAGTTATACCTACAGGCAGTTTGACTGTAAGTGGTTCTATAATCGCCAGTGGCTCAGATGCAACAATTAATGGTGTAAGAGTAGGTCGTGGTGGAGGTAATCAATTATCAAACACAGCTGTTGGAGACACAGCATTAAGTAACAATACAACCGGTACAGCAAATACAGCAGTAGGTTACTTAGCGTTAGGTTCAAGTAATACAACAGGTACTTCAAATTCTGCGTTTGGTTATTTAGCTTTGCGTTTTAGCGCTGGAGGTAGTAATTCTGCATTTGGAACTACTGCACTTTATGGGATGACAGCAGGCTCCAGCAACTCAGCATTTGGTAGAGACGCTGGCTATTACATAGCAGACGGGACAACTGCATTAACATCATCAAATAGTAGTGTCTTTTTAGGTGCTAATACTAAAGCATTAGCACAAGGATCTGCAAATGAAATAGTAATTGGACAAAATGCTATTGGCTTAGGTTCTAATAGTGCTGTTTTAGGTAATGACAGTATCACTCGCACTGCCTTAAAAGGTAGTGTAAGTATTGGAACCACAGGTTCTATATCATCTACATTGCATGTTAAAGGTGCTGGTGCTACCTCTGGTACAACAGCACTCCGAGTTGAAAATACAAATGCAAGTGCAAGTTTAGTAGTACTAGATAACGGAAGTGTCTATTCAAATGGTTTAGGATATATCTCAACAAATACAGCTTTTGGATCATCAACGTTTGGAGGCAATATATCATCATCAGCAATAGAAAATACTGCATTTGGAGCATCAACATTAAGTGCCATTCGTACCGGTACTCGAAACACAGCCGTTGGATATAATGTATTACCGCTTAATACTACCGGGTTAAGAAATACAGCCGTAGGTGCCTATGTGTTAAGTAACAACTCAGTCGGATCTGATAATACGGCTGTAGGTATGCAAGCTATGTGGGTCAATACTTCCGGAAGTTCTAACACAGCCATCGGCGAATATGCGCTATATAATAATACAACTGGTAATAATAATACTGGAGTCGGAATATCATCTCTGTTCTACTTAAATACTGGTAGTAATAATACTGTAATTGGAACATTGTCTGGCAGAACATTAGTAGATGGCTCAACATCATTATCGAGTTCTAATAATTCTATTTTTGTAGGATATGATGCTAAGGCTAATAATAATGGAGAAACAAATCAAATTGTTATTGGATACGCAGCAAACGGAATCGGAAGCAACAGTGTTGTACTAGGTAATGATAGTATTACAAAAACAGCACTTAAAGGTAATGTTGGTATTGGAACAACAACCCCAACAGCATTACTCCATATATCAGGTTCATCAAACTCAGGACTATTAGAAATAGATTCACCCACAGTAAACAATATCTTATATGTAAGTGGAAGTGGTAATATAGGCATAGCAACTAATACATCAGCTTATCGTTTACAAATAAACGCATCTGGGTCATCTGATTCAAGTTTACCATTAGCTTTAACTTCTGTTGACGCTAATAATAGAGTGGGTATCTTATTTGCCTCCTCAAGCATATCCTCAGGAAGACAACATAGATTGTTACATAGAGTACACATACCTAATGTTGAATGGTTGTTAAGTACTATTGCTGGAGAAAATGCTACATGGAGATTCCAACCCAGGGATGATAGTAACTATGCTATGAACTTTCTGACTCCATATAATGGAGGAACAGCATATATAACTACAGGACTTAGTCAATCATTATTTTCATTAGGAGCAGGTTCACAAACAGCACAACATATTAACATAAGTTCAAGTGGTAATGTTGGTATAGGAACCACTACACCTGGGCAAACATTAACTGTAAATGGTAATGCTCAATTTGGGCTTAACTCAACATCGGCTGGTGCTAGATTACACACTAGAGGTGCGGGAAATACAAACGCATCAACTTCATTCCGTGCTGAAAATGCTAACCAGTCACCAGCATTAAGGATTACAGATGATTTATCAGCTAGATTTGATGGTAAAGTAAGTATAGGATCTGGAAATTTCCCAACCGCATCTCTAGATATAGCAGGTACAACCCGCATATCAGGATCATTCAACACAGCAATATCAGGTGCTATATTTACAGTAATAGGATCAGGTTCTACACAACCAATCTTTACAGTACAAGGTTCACAAGGCGAATTGTTTAGTATAAATGATAGTTTATCAGGATCATTATTTAGTGTAAATGATATTTCAGGTTTACCAATACTAGAAGTATTCTCTGATAGTACCACTTTAATAGGTGATTATCAAGATCCAATGTTGATAACAACTAAGAAAGTTACAATGACCAATTCTGGGTCATTTGTAGTTTATAGTTTACCAACAGCTTCTTATGATACTGCATTCTTTGATT